TCAAGATCTTGGATATGTTATGGCTAATGTGGAAGTTATTCACAACAGTGCATATGAGCGTTTGTTGAGCGTTTTAGAATTAGAGGATATTTTTGAAGAAAATCTTAAACTTGAGTGGATTCAAGGCAGAGTGAAATATTTAAAAAAATATACTCATAAATTTTATAAAGATTCAAAGAAACAATATTTATACGCATTGATTTTATTCACACTGTTCGTTGAAAATGTTTCTTTATTTTCACAATTCTATGTTATCAATTGGTTTGCAAGATTTAAAAACGTGTTGAAAGATACAGATCAACAAGTTAAGTATACTCGTAATGAAGAAAATATTCATGCTTTGGTTGGTATACAAATTATTAACACTATTCGTGAGGAATTGCCTGAATTGTTTGATCAAGAATTAGAAGAAAGAATTTTAATGGAAGCTCAAGAAGCATTCAAATCCGAAGCTAAAATTGTAGATTGGATGGTTAATGGTATTGACGAACCAGGATTGTCTGCTAATATTCTTAAAGAATTCATCAAAAACCGAATCAACGAATCATTAAGTCAAATAGGATTTTCAAAAGTGTTTGAAATCGATGAAGAATTAGTATCTTCTACCACTTGGTTTGATGAAGAATTACTTGGCAATAACATGACTGATTTTTTCCATTCTAGACCAACAGAATATTCAAAGAAAAATCAATCATTTTCAGAAGACGACTTATTTTAATTTATGACACAGAATATATATTGGCTCAATAAAGACTCAAGGAAATTTCTCGAAAGAGGATATTTAATAGAAGGCGAAACACCAGAACAAAGAATTCAAGATATAGCTGATAGAGCGCAAAGCCTATTAGGTATAGAAGGATTTTCAGATAAATTCTATGATTATATGTCTAAAGGATATTATTCTTTATCAAGTCCAATTTGGAGTAATTTTGGACGCGAACGAGGATTGCCTATTTCATGTTTTGGAAGTTATATAGGAGACACCATGGTTTCTATTTTAGAAAAAGTTGCCGAAGTCGGTCAAATGACCAAAGGTGGTGGCGGGACAAGTGCTTATTTTGGAGCCTTGAGAGGTCGTGGAGCCGCGATATCATCAGGTGGTAGTTCTACTGGTTCTATTCATTTTATGGAGCTTTATGATAAGCTTATGAACGTTGTGTCGCAGGGTAATGTTCGACGTGGTTCATTTGCTGCTTATCTTCCTGTTGATCATCCAGATATTGAAGAATTTTTAAAGATTAGAGGAGAAGGTCATGAAATTCAAGAAATGTCTGTCGGCGTTTGTGTTTCAGATGAATGGATGAAAAAAATGATCGATGGAGATAAACAGGCTCGTAAAATATGGGGACAGGTAATTAAAAAGAGATTTGAATCTGGATATCCTTATATTTTCTTTTCTGATAATGCTAATAACCAAGCTCCACAAGTTTATAAAGATAAAGGATTAAAAATTAATAATTCTAATCTTTGTAATGAAATAATGCTTTCTAACTCTGAAGATGAATCTTTCGTTTGTGATTTATCTTCACTAAATCTTGAAAGATGGGAAGAATGGAAAGATACTGATGCTGTTGAAGTTTTGGTTTATTTCTTGGATGCTGTAATGACAGAATTTATTGAAAAAACAGATGGTATTAAATTCATGGAAGCTCCTAGACGATTCGCAATTAATCAAAGAGCGCTTGGTGTTGGAGTTCTTGGATGGCATTCTTTATTACAATCCAAAATGATGGCATTTGAATCAATGGATGCAAAAATATTGAATATGGAAATTTGGAAACATATTCGTAAGCATTCTGATAAAGCTTCTGAAGAGCTTGCTGGAATTTTTGGCGAGGCTCCTATTTTAGAAGGATACAATAGAAGAAATACAACAACACTAGCAGTTGCACCAACTACAAGCAGTTCGTTTATTTTAGGTCAATCTTCTCCATCAATAGAACCATTGAATAGTAATTATTTTGTTAAAGATCTTGCTAAAGGTAAATTTACTTTTAAAAATCCACATTTGGAAAATCTTTTAAAGAGTAAAGAAAAGAACGATCAAGAAACTTGGAAATCTATTCTTATCAAAGGTGGATCAGTTCAACATTTAGATTTTCTTTCTCAAGAAGAAAAAGATGTTTTTAAAACGTTTGGTGAAATTTCTCAAAAGGAAATTATCATACAAGCTGCACAAAGACAAAAATTTATTGATCAAGGTCAATCTCTTAACTTGATGATACCTCCTAACGCAAAACCCAAAGAAGTCAACGAGCTTATGATTTTTGCATGGGAGCAAGGTATAAAAGGATTATATTATCAAAGAAGTTCAAATCCGTCTCAAGAATTAGCAAGATCAATTTTAACTTGTTCCACTTGTGAATCATAATAAACAAATTAAACATATGAAAAACTGGGTATATAAAGCAAACAAAGAGGAGGAAGCTCCTCAAAATCAACCAATATTTTTAAACCTTCAAACACCATCTGCAAATGAAGGATGGTCAGTTCAGTCTAATATTAAAGTTTTAGAAAATAAAATATTATTCTATTCTGATATAGATGCCAATTCAATTTTGGAATTGAATAAGCTTTTGCTGGAAATAGATGTTAAATTACAAAATACCAAAAATGCATTGGGTGATTGTTTTGATCCAGTTTGCCACTTGCATTTATGCACATACGGTGGAGAAATCTTCCCAGCATTTTCAACTGTTGATATAATTAGAAAAATGAAATCTAAAGTATATACGCATGTTGATGGTTCAGTAGCAAGTGCTGGTACTTTAATTTCAGCAATTGGTAATAAAAGATTTATGGGAAAACATGCACATCTTTTAATTCATCAATTAAGTGGTGGAATGTATGGAAAATTTAGTGAAATGGAGGATGAATTTTATAACTCCACAACATTAATGAAACTTATCAAGTCTTTTTATAAAGAAACTACTAAAATTCCAATGAAAAAATTGGATGATCTTTTGAAGAAAGATATTTGGCTAACCGCTGATGAATGTTTAGAATTTGGAATAATCGATGAGATTGTTTGATTAAGGAGCAACTTCAGCCCTTCTTCTTTCGTGTTTTTGAGCTAATGCTGTAGAAAAAGCACCGTGTGTGTTTATTCTCTCATTAGCTGCAAATTTACGAACATCTGAATTTGAACTTGTTAATCTCAAAGGAAGATTTGGGAAATGATGACTGTGTGGATAATTTATAATCAAATTATCATCAGCCAATGCATAAACAGTTAACCATCCCCATTCTGGATCAAATACTTCACCGATTGGAAGTGTTCTTGGGGCTGTGCAATTGAATCTACCGTACAATGTAGTATCTAAAGTTTGTTGAATTTCGATTGGTGCAGTTATATGATGTAGATAAACTTCACCTTCTGTATAAAGACCTCCACCAATTATTGTATTATTTTTAACACCTAATGAACTTTCTATATAAACCTGTCTGTTTGTTCTTAAAGATATAGATTTTAATGATACTAATTCAACAACGCTTTCTGAATGTAAGTGTATACCATGAAGAGCACTTATATTAACTTTTTGGAATCCCATTTTTAAATTACTACCTCCTAATTCAATAGAGCCCGTGGATTTTAAATTAATTCCTCCCGATCCTACATTTAAATTATATTTATTTCCCACTGTTTTATTTTCATTTCCACACGGAAATGTTGAAGAATTATCAATATCTTCAACAATTGGTACATAATCGTGATTTTTGAAAGCGCCTGATGCTGATACTACAACTTCTATTGGTTGACTTCTTCCTTTGGTATCTATTCTTATAGATGGATAATCATTGAAAATAGCACCAACGGTATCTGATTTATTTCTTTTAACGAATGAAATATCATCACCACCATTTCCCATTTGTGCTTCTATAGCGTTTAAAGCACTATCTTGTAAATTTTTTATAGAGTTTCCAATATTAGTAGACTGCGTGTTGGGTGTCCAAGATCCGTCTTCGGTAGCTGCTGAATTAGAAGATCCAAATTCTAAAACACCAGGAGCAGCAGATCCATTAACACCCGCAGCCAAATCGACATCAGATGTGGTTACATCTTTCGGAGTTGCTGGTTCTGTGTCCCTATATGGCATAGGAACATAATCAACAACTTCATCTGTTGATGCATTTCTAATAGGTGTTTTAATGTATCCTCCGAAATTATTTTCAACTGGAACGATAGTTTGATTTAATGTTGGATTTGAAGATCTAGTTCCACTTGTTGGTGTAGTTGGACCGTTTGGAAAGCTTGCGCCGCCTCTATTAATTTTAAATCTGGAATTAGCATTTGCTATTGTTTTATATGCAGCTTTCCATTGTTTAAATGCGTCTATTTCTGAATCTCCATAAGTTCCTTTAAATGAATATGAATTTTCTCCAACTCTTTCTATTTTGTCTTTTACTACATATTCTGAATCTGTACCACCTACAGTTTTATAATTATCGTTTATTACAATTAATTGTTTATTATTAGAAGCTAATTCGCTTGTAACTATATTTGTAAAATTTAAATTACTTCCGCTTCTATGAGAGATTTGTATTTTTTCTTTTTCGGTAGAGTTATCAATATCTATCGAACCCCCCCTTTGATTTATAATTGTTCTATTTTTATATCTTAAAGACACTTGAATTATTTAAGGTTTAATTTTCAAAATCAACAGGATATGATGGGCTCATTTTTGTTGTATTATCAGTATCATTGATTAATGTGAGTTCTCTATAATCTTTCATAGTTCCAAAATAAACAGGGAAATTGAAATCTCCTTGCCAATGGAATACCCAAACTTTAGAACCTACTTCTGGAATACCAAAAACGCCCTTTGCTTTGTTTGTGTGTGATGATGGTTTATATAAAAAACTATAAGGATTGCATTGTGCTGAAAAATTAGCAGTTGGATTAGAAAAAGCATCTCCAATATATGTACCGCCATTTTCATATATAAATGATGGCGCAAATGATCCTTTTTCTAAAGATGGAGGCTCATCATTTATAACTTCAAATCCTTCAAGATAATTACAATCAGATATGGTTACTATTTTACCATCTTTATAATATCTACTGTTTCCACTTTCTCCTATAATTGGATAACAAGGTTCAGCCCATGGAATGTTTTTTGATATTTCTTCAAAAATATTAACATCTGACCATTTGTCATCTGTATTATTTTCACCAGGTGTTTTTACTTCAATTTCATCATATGAATCAAACCACTCTTCGAAAGGCTGGTTTGATAATTCGGAAATGTAAATTTTAATTCTATTTAAACGAAGGGGATCGTTGTTTTTAACAACAATTCCTCTATAAAAACCTTGATCGTTTTTACTAAATTCATTACCGCTTCCTGAACCTCCGATAAACATGTATTATTATTTAACTATATAATAAAAAACACCAGAAATTAATCTGGCGTTTAATATTTAAATTTGAATGTTTATTGTATTAATAATATCCCAAAACCCACTTTCTTCTATGCTCTGGTGTTGATACATCTCTGGTTCCAGAAAGTAAAAGAACTTGCGATGTTGGAGCTGATGAATTGAAAGTGAATACGGTATAAGTATTATCAAATTCAATCAAAGCCATGGGCTTATTATGATAAGCGCTGTTTATATTGAAAACGCTGCCTCTGACAGTAGTTCTAACAACTTGAGCACTTAATGGAAGAGAGTTAAAAGCGAGCCCTTGGTGAGTAGAAGAAAGAGCAAGGATTCCAACACCAACCGCTGTTAATGGAAAGGAATCGGCGGGAGCTATTGGATTTCCAATACCCACTTGTGATGCTGATAAAATTTGCGTGTCGAATGTATAACTAGCCATAATATTATTTAGTTATTTGTTTTTAATTTTTATATTATAAGATGAATAATAAAGATCCACAATCCCATATTTTATAAAATTTAGACTCTTTCATTATCATTTCTTCAGTTTTTTGTTCATCATAATTTAAAAAATGTTTTAAATTATTTTTTTGAAATTTTAATCTATGTAGTCTGTTTTTGAAATCTTTCACATACCAGTAATTAGGAATAGTTGCTTTATCTAATTTAAAATTCAATTTTTTATAAAGATTACCATTGCTCCATCTTCTATCTGCATATGAATAAATTTTTTCTGGACTGTGTTGATTTTTGAAAAAAGATAATAATTTACCAGCACCTCCAACAATATTAAAATTGGCTATTGTTGCATATCTACCAAGCTCAAAAATTCCATTTATTGATTTGTTACCAGTTGCTAATCTTCCTTTGTTAAATGTCATAACTGCAACTAAACGAGTTTTATAAAACAAGCCATATTTAATATTTGTTTTGATACTTCCTTGTATGTGATATTTTTTTAAAAAATGTTCACATTGAATATTACTAATTTTTCCAACTTGACATTTTCTGGCTGGTATTTTTCTTTTTACAAGACTTAATTTACTTTTTAATCTATTAATTACAATTTTAGGTTTGTTATAAATTTCATCAGCGAAAATATTTATTAAATTTATTCCTTGATGTTCACATTCTTCTAATTTAGAAATATGATCATTTTTTGAATATGTTTTATTTGCAGTTGAATGCCAATATAATCCGCTGGTTTCTATTCCTAAATTCTTAGAAGGTATGTAAAAATCAATTTCTCTTCCAGATTCTAATTTTCTATATCTGAATATATATTCAATTTTATATTTATCCAAAAACTTCTTAATGAATATTTCTAAATCTGTTCCTTTAGGTTTGCAATTATCACATATAGGAGCACAACCATTATCAAAAGATGATATAAAATTAGAGTTACATGTTTTACAAAACCATGGATATTTTTTATATCCTTTTACTCCATCATATTCTTCAAATTTAAACAATGGAATAAAATTTGTATACTTTGTAAAAATGGAATCGTAATGTTTTCTTTTTATTTTTTCAATTAACATTTTCTTACCATCGGAAGTTAAATTACTTTTACCTTTAACTTTTTCTTTAAATTCTTTAGTTTTTGTGTAATTAGAAACACCGTATTTTGATAAGTTAGTTTCTAATATTTTTTTCTTACCATATTCACTGGCTAATACATTAGTAGATCCGTACTTTTTTAAATTTGTTTGCTGTCTAACAGATATAATATCTGAAAAATTTTCATATCTACATTTATTAGAACAATATTTTGAAAATTCTTTTTTAGCAGTGTTGAATTTTTGTTTATTTCCGCAGACACATGTGGGATGTTTGTATATGTCATTCACAAAACAATATACCATTAAAGATATAGGAAAATGTAAATCTTCAGAAATTTTAGATTTGATATATTTAAATCCCTTTTCACTTACCAACTTTTTTAAGTTTTGTTCTTTGAAAAATCTAAAAGATCCATTGTACTTTTCATCAGATTCTTTTTGAATGATAGTTTTTATATCCATATAATTATTTATATTACATCCAAATATATTGTCAATTATTAAATATATAAAAAGAAACCATGGGGTCTTCGGCCCCCATGGTTTGATAGACTTTTTGAAGTACTTACTTCAGTCAGTTCACATTATAAGTATGTGGAAACTGTACCAGGAGTAAATGCTGCACCAAGACCTTTAACAATGATCAGATGGTAATAAAGATTCGCACCAAAGATATTATTAACGATTCCATAACGGGTCATGAGACCAACGCGAGGAGCGAAATCATTTGGTCCGATGGTTCTTTGAACCATGATCGGAATGTAAGGACAATAGATGATACCAGTGTCGTAGTACTCAGAACCCTTATATCCAAGAAGAGCATACTCAACGCCTTGTCCAGAATTTGGACTATTGCGATAGTAGTTCGGTGAATAGAGAGTTTGATTTTGTACTTCGGTACGTGTATCACGATATACTGTGAAGCGGCTTCCTACAGTTCCTACCTTGGATACTCCGACACCAGCGGTTGTAACGTTTCCAGTGATTTCAAATGTCTTGAAGTCAGGAAGCATTTCAAGGATGGTGCAAACGCGAGGAGTTGCGATAACAAAGTTAGCAGCGCCTCTACGGTTACGAGCGGCCATACGACCAGCTTCGATGAGTAGCTTTTGATAGAAAGTGATATTACGCTCTGCAGTCCAACGACCGTCTGAACTTACTGGGCTCCAGAAGGAGTAACCAGCCCCGAATCCACCATTCATGGCGGACTGAATCATACGAATCACAACCTCACGGTCGATTTCGGCTTGAATCTCATATGACATAGCATTAGTGAGTTCACCGTCGATATCGATACCTTGCATGTTCTTAAGGTCTTGCTCAAGCTCAACAGACCAGCGAGTAGCAAGTCTGCGAGTTCCAGCTTCGACAGCGGTCTTTTCGAACTTCATCTCGATCTGAGGGATTTTACCTGTCAGTTCGTAGTTTGAAAGAAGTTCTGCAACACCACGGTCTGCATCTGCAAATGTCCACTCTCCGTTACCAGAGAGAGCACTTGAAGAAGTACCTGTGAATCGTGTGTCAAGAAGTTGATAACCAAGTTCGGTAGCGTTCAGGCCGTCTGCACCAGAAAGGTAAGCAGTGCCATTAGCGCGGTTAGCAGTATCAAATGCACGACCATCGACACCATCAGCACCGAGAGTCTCTTGCTGATAGGCATAACGAAGGGCGAAAGCAAGTCCAACTGGACCACCCATTGGCTGAACACCAACAATTTCGTTGGAAATCAACTCAGGAAAAGTACGGCGGATCATAGGAATGAGAATCTTTGGAAGGCGACTATCACCAGCGGCATAACCGTCAGTGTTAGGAATGGTTGATGGGCCTTGAGCGCCAGTAGCGCCAAAGATACCAGTACCAGTATTCGCTTCTTGGATGCACCATTGTTCTTGGTTTTCGAGAAGCATAGCTGTAGTTCTGTAAGTGTGCTCGTCGCGGATTGCTGGGATAGCATTGCTGCTATAATCCAGAACCTTTGACCACTTCTTTACAAGAGCGTCAGTTCTGCTTTCGTTAACTGGGGAATTAGGTTTCATATGTTTTACGTATATTTTCTGTTTCTATATTCAGGTCATAAGACCTCATGGTTCTTGGTGAAAATTATCTCTTACCGAAAACTTTTGATAATTCTTCAACATAGCTGTTGTATGAATCATCGGTTGTATTATTTACACTTTCTGAAACAACTTTCTGATATTCTGGAATGAAATCTACATCCATTTTCTTTTGTTTTGCTTCTTCGGTGATTGATTTGATTTTTTCTTTTTCTTTTTTATCAAAAAGACGAGAAACATAATCAAAATTTTCATTAACGAAATCGAATGATTTGTCTTTGAGAGTCTTTCTTATGAAAGACTTTTTCTCAGTTTCCATATTGGAAATTTTCTCTTCAATTAAAGCATTGACTCTAATATTGTTGAAGCTTTCTTGCAATGATGAAAGTTGCTTTTTCAATTCTGAATTTTCAGATTGAAGATTATCAATTTGAGTCTTGCCGTCAAGAACAGCTTCTTGAACAGACTCTTTCATTAATACTGAATCAACAGCTAAAACACCGCGAAGTTTTTCTAAAACATTATATGCGCTTTTGTTTTTAACAGCAGTTGCTAAATCTTCTTTTGAAATTGATTCTTCTAAAAACTCATCAAGATATGCACTAACTGCACCTACCATTTGCTTTTTGAAAGTAGCTGAATCTTCGTTCAACGCTCTTTCGTATTTGTTGACAACTTTAAGAAGTTTTTGAGTTCTGTCAGCATCAACAGCTTCTACAACTCTCTTCATCTTTGTACTATGATCTTTATCAATTGCTTGAATAAGTTGATCAAGTTTTTCAGCATAAACTTCGTCTTGTGATATAAGCGCTGCTTCGGTTGTTAATTCAACTTTCTTTTCAAAAGCTTCTTGAATTGCAACTAGTGATTCTTCACCGATTACGCTTACGACTTCTTCGTTTAATAGATCTGTTATTTTCATAAATTAGAATAAGGGAGTTGATAGTTCATTCTCAATACGTTGTTGTATCTTTGAATTAAGAACGTCTGTTAAATATTTATTCGCAGCGTTGTAATTTTTTTCAAAAATACAATTAATAAATGCAGTAATGTCATTATTTTCGTGCAATTCTTGATTTCTGTTGTAAGATCCTTTACCTTTCTTGGTTTTATGTACTTTAACAGGAGGTGCAGAATGTTTACGTTCTTTTGTTTTTGGACCTTTAAATGACATCTTTCCGTTATTTTTTTTCATTTGCTTGACAACGGATTCAGCATCTTCTTCTGGTTTTTCTTTTTTCTTTTTGCTTTTACCAGCTTTGGAGTATGCAATAGCAACTGCTTGCTTTTGAGCAGCTTTGTCTGACTTTGGTTTAGATGTTCCGATCTTTCCAGTCTTTTTATAAGATTTCATTTCCGTTGCTATATTAGCGGAAATTGTTTTATCTGATGATCCTTTTTTTAATGGCATAACAGTATTTAACTAAGTGAATTAATAAATTTTAAAATTTGATCTTTAAGATAAGAACCCATATCATGTTTAGGTAATTTACCTATTGATTTTTCAAAATTTTCATAAATTTCTTCATACTTGCCATTATCAGAAACTACCCATTGTTTTGATTCTAAAATACCATTAACAAATGCTTTTGGAAATGATGGATCTGCTACTGCATCAATAGCTACGAGCTTCATGTTTTTTACAAGATTGTATGATGATTCTTCTTGCAATGATCCCAATGCTCTTGTGGACATTCCAACTTTAACACCATCATTTATCAATGCTCTTAAAATTTGACCCATTGGTGTAGATAAAACTTTAGCTTTGCCGAAAAAAGCATTGTCGCTTTCATAAAGTTCAGTGACTAAATGACATGCTCTTTCAAGATTAACTTCAGCACTTGATGGATGATTGAGTTCTCCCATAGCTCTGCCAGGAGTTACCATTTCACTGATATAACGATTAACTTCTTCGCGTGTTTCATCTAAATTATACATGCGACGATTTTTATTAACTTGATTACATCCTATGAATGGACCTTTTACATATAAAGAGCTGCCTTTTTTTAAATTGTCTTGTTCTTCAACAATTTCAAATCTTTCTAAGAGGTCTGGGTTCTCCGCAATCAATCTTAATTTTAACATATAAATTATTTATCTTTTTATTATAAAAAATCTAATATTATTAATATCTTTATTAATTTACACTTTGTTTTCATTAAAAATATTGAAAACCTCTTCTGCTTCATCTTCACTATCAAACCAATACCATCCATCTACTGGATATTCATATTGATCTTTGTCTTGAGCTACTAACACAAACCCATTTCCTTCTACTATGTTTGGAGCATAGAAAAGTTCCTCATTATCTTTTTTGTAAAATCCTGATGTCATAAAATTATGCTGTTACTGCCCAGCCTTTTAATAGGGCTGTTCCAGTTCTTAATTGTCT